GTAATCATCCGTTGCATTGGGATCAAGAATTTCCAGATAGTTGAGCACGCCAGCTGGTGGGGCATAAGCATAAAGCCAAGCGCTGGAATTGTTGGTCACATTGGCCAACAGCACACGGAAAGTGGAGAATCCCCAGGTGTGCATTTCCAGCAGTTCATCTCGCGCCATGGGATAGAAGCGCGAACAGAGTGAAGCCTGCGCTGAACCATCGGGCGGGTTGATGCTGGTCACGTTCGCAATGTCGCCCAAATACGCGAGTGCCTGGTTACAAATATCCGTATCAGCAGCCACAACGAACTCCTAAAAAATAGGGGGCAATTACGCCCCCATGAATACCCACCTGACAGTGGAGGAGGAGAAGCCTTACTTAAACCAATGGAGCACTGTCAGCCGTTGGTAATGGCTTACCGGCTGCGGCGTCTTGCTGACGTTTCAAATCAGCGGCATTCTGTTCGTCTATATTCACGCTATCGGCAGTAGTGCTTGCTGCGGAATCGATGGCCTCAAGCACATCGGGATGTGGCTCGCCTTCGTAGTCCACGACTTCGCCCACTTCAACGATGCCTTGATTGATAAATGCTTTCTGCTTGACTCGGTACTTAGGCATGACACTCTCCTATTGATTGATTTACAAATCCGCGCCCGAAAGCGCGGATACATTTCGTTACAGCAATGCGAAGCCAGATGGGTAGAACTTCTGACCGTCTTGGATTTCCGCACCAAGATCACCGTAAATCGCACCGGCTGTCATCACGCCCAGATTGATCGCTTGCATAGTCAAATACCGCTGACCTTTGGAAGCGAGACGCGGGTTGATTTGGAAAGCAGTACGATAACCAGCAACTAATGTTGCAGTTGGGATCACGCCGCTTGCACCGATGATGGTTGGATTCGTTACACCGGCTGCGTCGTCCGAGCTCACCATTACAAACTGAACGGACGTACCGCCCGCGAAAGAGGTGGTGACTTCAACACGTGCAATGTCGAAAGCAGAACCTTCGCCCAAGTCACGAACCTGACCGGTAGGACTACCCCCCGAGGCCAAGTCAATGGCGTTGGGTGATACAACGGTGGCACCCGATGCGAAGGCATTCACACCTGTTACGATGTTGCCTAAGATGGAGCCGAATAATGCTAAGAGTGCGTCTACATACATGTTGATTCTCCTTAAATTGGGTTAGACCACACGAGCCTCAGTGTTGAGCAATTGATCAACACGACGCAACGGCACACCTTCGAAAGCCAACCACGAAGTGCTGTTGCCGAACTGGTTAAGCGCTTTTTCAACGCCCAGTGCGTAGTTGCTCTTTTGCAAGGCTTGCAGACGCAAGATCGAGTACACCGTGCGGTTCATGTAGAACGCACCACGGCCCATGCCTGCACTTGGAATACGATCCAGAGCACGAGACATCAGCGCGATCAAGTCGGCTGCCGCAGTGTTGGCCACCAAGTTAGCTGTATTGATGTTGCAAATACGAACTACATAGCGCCAATCTTTCACGACCAGACCATTCTTCCATTGGTAGTGAGTTTGGTAAGCTTGGTATGGGTTACCCGCAGTGTCATACACAGTGAGCAAGCCCATGTCTTCATGTACCAGACCAGCCTTCGCACCCGCTGGGAATGTGCAGAACACCGTTTGTTCGCCCCAATAGACAAGCCAAATGGAAGTGTTATTGGTGGAGGTACCGCCTGCATCCAAAATATTTTGGTTGTTGCCCGCACCGGAGATTGCGCCGTAGCGAGGGCCAAGACCCAAGTACTGACGTGGGTCCGTTGCCGGGTTACCGTAGAACATCGTACCGGCTTGAGTTTGGTTCATTGCTTCCAAGAAAGCGGTGTCCTCACTCAAACGGAACTCAGGTGTATTGCCATTCAGTTCGGCCAAGTCTTGGTCGACGCGGCAGTAGGCTTCCAGCATGCCGACTGCTTCATCCACTTGCGCTGTGGTCGATTTGCTGGATGGCACACCTTGGTTCAGTGAGCGCCAGTAAACAGCTGGCAAACCAGTACGGATCGTGACGCGGTGGCCAGTCGGCAAGTTACCCTTGGCGAATACAGCGTCTTCAAGGATTTCATTGGACTGCGAAAGTAATTCTGCGACGACCGGTACGCGGCCATCAGGATCGAGACGTTTTGCCCAATCCATTAATGTTAATGAGCCTGTTGAAAGAGTTGCCATGTTGTATTGCTCCTATAGGAATTAAGGTTTGCCGTAGAGTGCTTCGGCTTGGGATTTGGTTGCAGCAGGTGGCTGCTTCCCTCCCGGCACGAATTTGTCTACAGAGATCGCTTTACCGGCGCGGTAAAATGCCCGAATGATTTCGGGGTGATTTCCCAGTCCGGATACGTCGAGCAATTCACGCAATGCGGGTGTGCCTAAGGTGTCTAATGCCTTCTTGGCTACCGCTAAGTTCTCATTCAGTTTGTCACCACCAAATTCCTTGTCGGCCTTGGATAAGGTTTCGAGTTCGGTTTTGTAGCTCGTGAATTGTTCCGCTTGTTGCGCTGCGGATTCCTTTGCGTACACAGGTGCGAGTTTGCTTAAGAGATTTTGCGCGGCCTCTTGGGACAGCCCCATTTCCTTGGCGACGGTAGAGAACTCTCCGATGACGGTTTCCGTTAACTTGGTACCTTCGGGAGCTGTGAACTCGTACTTCTCAGGAACAGCATGCTTAGTCTCTGCAGTTAACTGAGTGCTTGCGGGCGCGGGTGTAGCCGCTGCGGGAGCGGCTGGCTGTGCGGTCGAGGTTTGCTGCGTCGTTGCTGCAAGTGCCCCAGTTGCGGGCGTGGCTGCAGCAGTTGTTGGGGTTGCCCCCGTAGCGTCTCCGGTGTTTGGTGTAGTCCCGGCGGTTGCTTGTGGATCCATTTAAGAGTTTCCTTCATGGTTTTCGGTTAGCATTTCGGCATACTGCGCAGGGCAGTAGTTCATCAGTTTCGCAACCATGGCCAAGCCTTGATTGCGCATCCCTTCGTTGAAAGCCATCTGCAGCGCGTTGGTGTTGAAACTCAATCGGTACACCCCTGCACTTTCCAGCAACCGATGTACGACGCGGCGACCGCGCTTACCCGACATCAGCCACATCACATCTTCTTTCTCAATGCGCATGGCCAGCTTGGCTTTTTCAGCGGCTGCAGCGCGGGAGTCTTCCAATGCG